CTCTAAAAAAACGCCCTGTGACTTCTTATTCTTACGACTGTTGCATGGCTTACACGCACTCACCATGTTATTAATATCTATTGCTAACTCAGGCGCTTTAGATACAGGTATCACATGATCTATTGTCATATCCTTACCCTCATAGCCACAGTAGTAGCACACCCATCCATCCATAGCTAACTTCTTTAATCTAATCTCTTTATACTTACGGCTTAGACGTGGGTCACCCTTCTTGCTAGCCATCAGTGCCACCCCTTCTTAAGCCAATGATCATATGCACTACACGCATCTGTGTATCTATGCTCTACATATTTAATGCCATAGTCTATCTGATTATATGGGTTCATATCTCTTATTAGTGGATTCTTTAATTGTGGTATCCCATATGCCTGTATGCGTCCACCTATGTTACCTATAGCTCTAGGGTTAAATGCTGATTCTTTCCCATATAGCTTTATAAGACATAAGGCTTGCTTAGGAGGAAGTAACGAGCGTATGTAATCTTTAGGTGTAAAGCTATGAGTTGTAACGCTATCGGCATTAGATAGACCTATACCCATAAAGAGTGAAACGAACACGGCTACCGCGCGAGCTCGACCGCCTAAGCGGCTCGCGCTATTCGCTTGAGGCGAATTAGCCGAAAAGCAAGAAGCGAAATAACTCTGTAAGTTTATCATATCAACCAAGCATCTCAGTAAAAGTGCCGGTCAGAAGGCGTGTCTTAATATGTATTCTCCCATTTCTGGATTAACTGCATTACGCAAAGCCTTACGCTTATCAGGTAGATCATAAGCTGAAAGGTCATAACCGAAGCGCTCTGCTAGCTTCTCGGCGGCTCCTACGGCCTTAATACCATCGGCTTCATATGCCTTATCTGGGACTGTAAAGCTAGCCCAATAAGGGTGTCTTCCAAGGGTGAAGGTTGGCTCTATCAGGTACTCATAGTATGGCTTCACGTTTTCTACTACCCATGCGCCTTTGTAGTAATGTTTAAGCAATAGGATCTCTTCATAGAGCTTCATGTCAGGATATAAAGGCTTTGAGCCCATTACGCCAACACTCATATTCTTACGCATTTGGCTATGGCTAGGGCATGGAGGACTAGACCAGATGAAGTCAAACTCGTTGAAGTGATCTAATAGGTACTGATGAGCGTCAGCTACTATTACTGTGTCATTAGGGAATAGGTCGGCATATACAGCGGCAACCTTAGGCTCAAACTCAACTGCGGTAATCTCATGCTCATCACCCCATAGCTTGCGATTTCCGCCAATACCTGCGTATAGATTGAGTATTTTCATATTATCCCTTATCTGTTGTCTGTTGAGTAAAACCCTGTGCCCTTGAAGATAGCCGCTGGAACGCTTGAATAGACCTTATTCATAGGCTCATCGCAGAACGGGCAGTCAATATCGTGTGGCTCGTTAATGGCTAGAACGTGATCTAGGATGGCTGTTGATTCACAGTCCTCATTACGGCATTGGAATTCATAGGTTGGCATTATCGAGCTTCTCGCATATATGGCATGGTGAGCCTTTCATGATGGTGTTGCCACATTGGCAATACACAGGCTCAAGTTTATCAGTATCGGCTTGGAAATCGGTGTATCCGGCCTTTACGAGTAGTTCGACAAGATCGCTGAATTTCAAGAAGCTTAGATACTCCGCCGCATCTTCACCCTGTCCATTCATACGGCACACTACGACATTAAGCTCGCCGTTCTTCTCAGTGCGCTTACGACCTTGTCGAATCCACTCCATGGGATTGAACGAGGTTCTAGCCTTGACCTCGATATCTATCGGGATACCCACGATATCTTTCCCATTACCGCGTCCAACAGTTGCATTAGGCCACCACTGCTGCAAATACTGCGCAGTGACCCGTTCGGTTCTAAAGCCCCTATTTTTGCGGTGTTGACTTGGCATTACGGTTATGCCTTCCCTGTAGATGTTATCGCATGACACTTAGGACATGACCATGTGTAACCTGCTACGGGACTACCACCTGTTACTACGATATCTTCCATTGGGAAGGGCTCGTTGCATAGGTGGCAAACTGTAGTGATCTCTGGGCTTACAGGTGGATGAGGCTCTGCTGCCATAAGCTCTGCCAATACTGACAGTTCCTCATCGCTTGGGAACTTCTCCCACTCACCATCTTGGTTCATGAACTCTAATGTACCCATTACCATTTCCTCTCTTGAGGCTTCCATGAGCCATCGGCTGCAATCTCGTACCAGATAGGATCTTGACACTTTTGGCTTGGCACTCTTGAGCATGAGAAGTTAGCCCATGGCTTACCATTCTTGCCCTGCCCTGTACGCCAGACCATGTCACGTTCACACTTACAGCGTGGGATGTCCCGCTCTGTTCTAGCCCCCATCTCCTTCTTGAGTAGGTCTACAGCTCCATCCATAGTCTGAACAGGCGCTGCATCCTTGATTGTCCAAGGGTCATCTTCTTTAGGTACTGGCACATAGGCCTTGGATGTATCTGCCATCTTAGCCTTGACCTCAGCGATAGCATCCTGAGCTATTGCCTTGGCTGCCACCTTAGTCATCTCTTCTCTTGAGGCTCGCTTGCCCTTAGTTGCGTAACCTGCGTTAGCAAGTGCGCGGCCGATAGCAGATGTCTCACAGTTTTCGAGAGCGCTCGTCGCATTGACTCCGCGCCCCTGAACTGTTTCCTCGGCGAGTCCAGTAGCCCAAGGCGCAGTATCGTCCTTGCTACGGTAGATAGCAGCTTCGACAATAAAACGAGTGGGACTAGACTCAAGTAGACGAGTGAAAACACGCCCATCCTTATTATCAGCCCAATACTTGACCAAACGCTCTTCAACTGTCTCATAGTCATCGAGATTAAAGTGCGCCACGGTCGTTAATCTCCTTCAGCTTCCAGCCAATAGAGCGCAGTTCACGAATCATCTGCTCGTTCTGATAGATAACTACCTCTGCGAAAGCATCTCTATCCATTGCAGCCTTTTTCAAATCATCTAATTCATCCCACTTAAACATATAATTCATCCTCCTGAGTGTGTAAGGTACCTGCTATTGATGCGTATGCCGCAAAATCGATATAAGTGTCTACTTTAGCCGACTCCATGCTCCGAGCGAGCTTGACCAGAGCCATGCAGTTTGCGACTTGGTAGTCTGTGATTGGCATTTCGAGGTATGCAGACCATAGTCGTGCGGTTCGCTGCATGTTGTCTGTCGGATGGCCATAGTCGAGACCACGATCTTGAATGATTGCCTTTGCCTCTGTGAGGAAGTCACCTGCATTCATCGGCCTACCTGCTCATAATACTTACGGACTGCCTTACGTCCCTTGACGTAGCCGTCGTGGTATCCAGAGTATCGACCTAGTGCAAATGCGAGAACGCATACACCCAAGGTGATTAGCTGAGCTATTGTCATTGTGCCCTTTCCGTAGCCGTATTTCGACTACAGAGACAACTCTACAATGGCAGCTCTACCTCAACTAGCATATTTTGGTAACAGTTTGATAACGATTCCGCCTCGTCCATTGCATCGTCTAGCGAGCGGATAAGGTCACTTTCTTGGCCGGCCATAGACCTTGCCCTGAACTGTGAACGTGCCATCCTTCTCGATGTAGATAAGGTCAACCTGTATGTTCTTACCCTTGACGTACATGATGGCGAAGGCTTGCTGCCAGTTAGCCGTTCCCTTGGTGTATGAGGCTTGCTTAAAGTCCATGAGGTTTCCTACCTCAACTCCATGCAGAACACGCCCTAAACGGCCTCCAGAGGCCTCTGTGAAGGCGCTACGGCCTGCTCTGTGAGTATGTCCTGAGATGATGTTCTTGCCATGCCTACGGGCTGCTTCTAGGGCTGAGAGACCCCCCTGAGGTTTGATAGGGGTATGGTCACCATGGACAGCTACCCAATTAGGTGCAAGGGTCATAGGGTTCTTATGAAAGGTAATGCCTAGCTCATCGAACTTCATGAACTTCTCGAAGCGTAGCTCAGGCAAGGATAGGAAAGAGGGTATCTTTCGCATAATCACGTTATACAAGCGATCGGTGTGATTGCTTCTTATGCAGTCAGAAACGCCCAAATCGTAAAGAAGGTCGACACAGCGGTCTCGGTCATCGCCTAAGCTTTGTGAGTATTCCTCGGGTGTGCCTTGAGACCACTTGGAGATAGTCTGAAAGTCAATCTCATCTCCGATGGTGACTGTCTGGTCAGGCTTAAAGGTTTTTAAGAATCGTGCTACGTTCTGGACTACATGCACGTCCTCGTAGGGAACTTGCAAGTCCGACAGAATAACGATCTTCTTCATTAGTCCTCGTCATCGTCCTCGTATGGCAGCGGGTCGATATTGTTAGGGATGGGCGGCAGAATCCAGTCAGGGAAAGCGTCGCGTTCTACGATGATTCCAAGAGCCATATCTACCGAGAAGCCTGCACGTCTAAGAGACTTGTACCACTCGTTCAACGCTATTGCGTGAGCATCTAGCGCAGAGTAAGTACCGAGGTCAATGACTTGCTTCTTCCTTGCCATGAGATTATTCTCCCTTAGTTAGCAACAATTCATAGATTTTATCTACGCGTGTCTCCAGACGATTTACTTGGTCTTTGATGGATGAGCCAGAGTTAGGCTTGAGCTCGCTCAGGTAGTGAAGGACTATGAATCGCAATAGCGCAGCGACACCAGCCAGCCCCGTCGTAACTGCCGCTATCACAGCAGCTAAATCCTGCAGACTCACTTCTTGTCAATGGTATCTACTGCCGCTTCTACTGCATCGACCAAGATATCTGAGACCGCTTTGCGAGCGCGGTATGACTTGATTGCAGCACGAATAGCAGGGATGGCAGCTAAGCCAATACCTGCGATGATTAACTCTTTCACTACTTGCCTCCTAGCATCGGGATATTAAAGAACGAGCTGTCTGTATCGCCAGCCTTAGTAAAGCTGACGTGCATGTGATGGTTATGCTTATTAGCCCCATCGTAAGGACGCCAAGCCCAAGCCTTTTTAGCTGAGGCAATTCGACCCTCGAAGATGATGTAAGAGATTCTCTTCTCGCCACGTTTTGCAGCGAGTCGAAGTTGATCTGCAATATCAGGCATGAGGTCTGGCTTTGATGTTCCAGAGATATCCCTGTCGATATCAACGGCTCGGACGATTCCCTGTTCATCAGGATTGTGATCAGAAGGGCGCGCTTGATGACGTGTATCGCCAATCCAGCCGTCGGAACGCCTGTCTCTGTCAGAGTAACTATCGTCAAATTGCTCCCTTAGCTGTTGTCCAGCTTTACATAGAACGGGCTTCATGAGAGTAGGAGTTCCGCTTCCTCAGCTGTAATGCCTAGACGTGCAAGTAGTCCAGCCTTCTGCTCAGCGCGTAGTGCTGCGTTGGTAGCTTCCTCTGTTTTTTGAGCCTCGTAAGCAATACGGTCTGCCTCGCGCTGTTCGATTTCCTCAGCGGTGAGTTCTACCTCTATTACTTCGCCTGTCTCGCAGTTGACGATGATCTTTGTGTCTGCCATGTTATGCCGCCTTTATTCCGTAGAGAGTCGCTGTTGAGTATTGTGCATAGTTACCTGAATCAGGTGTCAGGCGAATTGTAGTAATTGCTGCGGTGTTTGACCATAGTCCAGCGGCTAGACCCATGTATGTCGTAGTGCCGTTGGTCTCTGATACTGTGTCGATGCTGTAGCTCTTATTACTTGACCCTGCATAGTTAGGGAAATAAATAGAGCTGTTACCGAAAGTAGAAGCTGTTGCATTGTTGGCGTCGTTAAATCCAGCCCATGTAGTGATGGTGTCAGATGCTCCGCTACCCGAACCACCTCCGTATATGCGACGGCCTGAGAAACTAGAGGATGAGCCGTTGAGTGAGATGATGTCGTTACCACCTACAGCTGAGGCAGTAGTGCGAGTTGAAACATATAGCGCGAGATCAGTCCAAGTAGCCGCAATAGGTGTGAACTCAATATATGCAGCTCCACCAGAGCCAACGGTTACAGTAGCAATCTTCTCGAATGTAGTAGCCATTATGCCGCCTTGATTCCGTAGAGGGTAAAGGTTGAGCCGACAACGTAATACTCTGCTCTGTCCATATAAACCTTAATAGAAGTAATGGCAGCAGTATTACGCCACAATCCTACAACTGCCTCAGTACCCAAAGCCGTATCGTTATATCTCTGGATGCAAGTCTTATAAGTGGTTGTATTGGCGTAGTTCATGAAGTGAGATGTGTAGTTACTCCATGCGGTATTAAGGTGAGCGATGACAGTATTAAGCTGTGTAGCTCCAGATGCTCTGGATGAGCTTACAGTAGAACCATTGCCGCTCATAGATGTCTGTGAGTAATTAGCTCCAGTATCACTGTTAACCTGAATGCATCCAATGGCAGGAGCAGTCGCGGCTACAGATTGAACTAGGATTAAATCTGTATATCCTGAAAAGGAGTTAAAGGTAACTCCAGTAGTTCCCAAAAGATTAGACCCTACTACTGTGTAACTGCCAATAGCCTCATAAGTGATAGCCATGATTACCCCTTAATCCCGTATAGGGCGAAATGAGAATACTGAGCAAAGAGAGAACCCACCGCAGGTGTGATTACAATACTGCTAATGGCAGAAGTAGATTGCCATAAGCCTGAGTTCAGTGCAATCCATCCTCCGTAGCCGGCGATGGTTCCGTTGATATCAACGCCAGTCAATGATCGTAATGTTTTATACTTAGAAGTATTACCATAATCCAGAATGTCAACTACGCCAGCACCGAATGTTCCGCCTGTTGTTGTTCCGATTGAACCATCGCCTACCTGTATAAGGGTTTGAGTTGCGTTGGCGCTTGTAACTGGAGTTCCAGAACCTTGTCCGATTACTCCATGCCAAGAATAGTTAGAGCCCGAATCGCCATTAAAACGCATATACATTTGGTCAATGCCGTATGTGCCTCGATTGGTCTGAGCCAATAAGCGAATCTGAAGATGCTTATAGGTAGACGGAATCACGCTAAAAGTAATTGACGAAGCCCCGCCAGACCCTACTGTGCTGGTCATGATGGATTCGTAATCTCCAACGGCAGGTGCGACCCCGCTGTTGAGGATAGCTGCGACGTTGTTAAGCAATCGCGCCCACCACATACCATGTGTCTGTGTCTACCTTGATGAGAGCAGCAGACTTGTATTGTGCCAATGTAGGAGCAGCGGCAGTTGCGCCAGCTGAGAGAACCGTAGTAGTGCCAGAGGTGACTGCGCTGATCGTGCAGACTCCTGCACCCTTATTGAGGACTGTGATGACAGTACCGACAGGATGAGCTACAGAGGCGTTTGTAGGGATTTTAAAGGTGTTAGCAGACGCGTTGGACATAGTGATAAGGACTTGGTATGAGTCGCTTAGAACTGTCGTGTAGGTCGTACCTGTCTGCGCGTTGAGCGTATAGGCTACTAGCCCGTTATATGCCGCAGCTGTGAGGATGTCACCTGTTGCCGCTGGAAAGCCTGTTGCCATTTATATCTCCTAGTAAGTCATCGCACTAACGCCAATTATACCGCGTTCTGTGCTTCCTATGACGAACCCATCGGTTATGGGCTCGAGTGTTGTTACGGTTACTTGCATCTTATTGGGAGTGATATCCCAGCTCAAGCCCTGTACCTGTAGGGTCTTGACGATAGTCGACCCGTCCGGCTGGACGTTGGTGATCTTGCAGTTATCGAAATACTCCAGGGCAATCATGGTGTTGGTTGGTACGTCAGGGTCGAGCAGGTCAACCGTCATGGCGTCGATACGAATGGTGGTCTCTGCTCGTGTAGCTACATAGGTGCGAGCGATGTTAAGAGCATTGGCATCTGTGTCAATGACTAGATCGGGTTGGTTATAAGAGTGAGGGAAATAGCGGATGGCTGAGGCTGTGTTCTCAGCGAACTGCATCGTTCCGCCTACGCGGGTTATGGAGGCTTGGTTGATGATCAGCTTGTCATCAAAGGCATAGACTAGATTCTTATAGGGAATGCCAGTAGTTTGATTAAACTCAATAGGAGTAGCGGCAATAGAGGAAACCACGTCGCTTCTATCCTTAAATATGAATGTGCCATTGCCGTCAATATATGCCGCACCCTGCTCGGAGAACTCTACATTCTTAATGGCGTTAAGGGATGTACGGGCTGTAGCAGGGTCGGCTTGGCAGTTAGAGTCACCTGTAGCCATGGTACGCATATTGCTTGGAAAGCTAATCTGATCGAGAATCTTGCCTATGCGTGTGCCGGTTGACTGACCTGCTCCTGAGTCTGCAACGGTGTCTACGTTGGAGAGCTGGAATAGACGGAAAGCATCTGAGCAATAGATATCGACGTAGCCAATCTCTTGGCCTACAGGGTATGTATAGCGATATTCTGTTGTATAGCCTGAGAATAGGAAATGCTGGTCTGAGCCGGTTGTAGCTGAGACGCGCAGCTTACGAAGCGGCACTAAGTAACCGTAGTAAGGCGATGAAGTGTTCTGAGGGTTGAAGTAAGAGTTAGGGTCTAGGACTCGGATGACGGCTGTGCCAGCGATATAGGTATCCTGCTGGACGCTACGACCTCGGTTAATAGTGATTTGGCGAACGTCTGGCGTAAGATCAACAATAGGTGTTGGAACTGTAGATGAAGCTAACTGAGAGACTCCCAGAACTCCATACTTTTCCGAACCGATCGTAAAGGGGTAGCCGAAGGTTGCTCCGGATGAGAAGTCAAAGGATACGGCTATCTGCGCTGGGAGTGCCATTACTGGTAGAACCCACCTGTGATGCGGTTTACATAGACTTGATTACCGTTGAGTGATGCGTCCTGTAGAACTTGAGCTAATAGTTTGCCATCTACGTTGAGGTCGACTTGAATGGTTTGGTTTCCACCTGTCTCGACTCCGAAACGGTTAAAGCCTGTGACATTGTTGCCCGAAGCGATAGCCTCTGCATTAGTGGTAGGGATAGCTGCGCTTAGGCCGATAACTGGAGGAATCGGCTTGCCTGTGTTTCCGCCTCCGGCTGTACCGAATGCAGCGATGCGAGCAGCTTGCTTCTCAATGTCTGTAAGATACCCGCTCCATGCAGCAAAAGGATTCTTTGCATCTGGGAGAGTTCTGAGCCATTCTGCTAGCTTGCCTGTTGAGTCGATTGAATTAGCAAGCTCCTGAGATAACTTCTCAGCTTCGTAGGTATTGCCGTCAAGCAAAGCCATCTGGAGACGAAGGCGCTTGCGATCTTCATCTGATACCTGACCCTGCAAAGCTGCGACGAGCTGAATGTGCTCTAGGTCAAAGAGAGCAGATGCCTTCTTGAGCTTGGCGTCCTTGTCTGCCTGAGCCTTTTGCTTTTGAGCAAGTGCAGCCATTTTCTTGGCGTGCTCTGCTTGCATCGCGAGAACTTTCTTTTGGGCATCCGTAAGGGCTTTAGTGTCTTTTTCTTTATTAAGTTCCGCACCCTTAGGAGCAAAGGTAGTAGTAAGAGCGCCAAGGAAAGATGTGTGCTTGGAGAACCATTTAACGATATTCCAGATTCTTTCAACCCAAGGATTCTTCATGAGCTCACCGATATAGAAGCCAATACCTCGGATTGTGTCAGCAAAGACTGTAGACATATTTCCGATTGAATCTGTGATGCTAGTGATGGATGCTTCTCCACCGCCAGCCATGAGAGTAATCGCATCGAGCAAGCCCTTGCCAATTGTCTCTTGAGCATTGCTAGATGCCAATGTAAGGGCGTCCATCTTTCCAGCATAAGTCTGTAGGTAAGCTGCGCTTGAACCCTTGAATTGCTTATTGAGTGCAAGCATGATGTCGCTAAATGACATGGTTGCAAGCTCTGTGTCGCTAAGGCCTAAAGCATACTTTTTGAGTCCTTTGTAGTTTCCCACATAGGCCTTTGAGAGATCGTTGGAAACTGTCTCGAGGTCGACGCCAGAACCGCGTGAAATTTCGATTGCATCTGTGAGAAGTCCTTGAGCATAAGTCAATGAGCCTGTCTGAGTGGCAAGCTTGGCAAGAGCGGGACGAAGGAAGTCATCCGCTACCTGTGTTGATTGCTCAAGGCTAGCGATAAACTTTTCATTGGATGCTACTGCAAAGCCAACCCCAAGATTCTTGAGAGTGTTAGCTAAGTTAGCAGCTGCCTTTTCATCCTCCATGAATGCCTTAACTGATGCCTTACCGAATGATGTGATGGCGGCAGCCGAAAGCGCCAGCCCCATAGTCTTACCAAGGCTCTTTACTGTCTTTTGCAGGTTGTTGCTAGCCTTGCCAGCCTTCTTAAATGCTGCTGCGCCGGTAAACTCGGCTGCTAGATCAATCTTAATATTAGCCATTAGACATTAGCCTTTCTCGCATTAAACTTTGCGGCGGCCTTTTCAACTGCCCTGATTACTCCTGCTGTTGCCTTGCCTTCATCCTCTGCGTAAGCGCGGAAGATTCCTCGACCAGTCATGCCTACATTGCGCCCCTTGAGCTGTCCACCTAGGCGTGGAGCGAAGTTACCTGTGTTGCCATTCTTGCGGCCAGCCCACTCGTAGATTGCTCCTGCTGCGCTTTTATTGTAGACAGAGGCTAATGATGTAAAGCCTCGCACGTTACCGCGTGTAGGGCTTGTCTTAAATGTAATACCTTTGCGAACTTCGCTAGCATCGTAGAGACGCTTAGCCCATGTACCGCCAGCGTTCTCACGCTTCAACCATCCGCTAGGAGCTTCCTCGTTTGACGGAAAGAAGCCCCTAGCTTTGGCTGCTAGAGGACGGACGAAAGAAGCTATCTCTTTAGTTGTCTCTTTTGCTAAGTCTGGCTCGAACTGTCTTAAAGCCTTACGAAGTGCGACCGCGCCTTGAAGCTTTACTGGCATTCTCACGCTCCTTCGATAGGTCTTTCAAGACTTCTACATGTGCTTGCAGAGCCATTGGTGATAGCTCGATAATAGATTGAAACGGAACTCCATACTCGTAACTCAAGCGAGCCGCGAGATAGGTGAGAGAGTTCCGCTCTACCCTAAAGGGTCGGACTCGAGTACGTCGACGTTAGCCAATGTCTCGATGAACGCTTCCCCGAAAGGTTTTACCGTTTCACCCGAACGACGAATTGCTTCCCATACGAGCCAATAGATATCAGATTGTTTCTGATCTTCTACTAGTGCTCTGTGAAAGCCTTTCTTAGCATGAAGCTCGAAGGCGTATTCGATAACTGGAGTAATCTCGTACTCGTTAACGCTACCGTCTGCCCTTGTTACCTTTAGCTTTGCCATGTTTGCCCCTTTGTTTAGTTGACTAGAATGAACCTGTTGATGCTACAGCGATTGTACCTGATACGTTCCAAGTTACTGACTGCATTGAAAGGTCTGCAACTGCGCCGTTGATGTCGGTTGTGTTGTTAACCAAGCATGTCATTGTGTAAAGAGGGTTTGTAGCTGACACAGCTGACGCCTTATCCTGTAGGAATACAACTGTTACGTTTGTTCCCCATGCAGCCTGTAGAGTCTGGAGGACTGATGCTGATGCTGTGTCGTTCATGAAGTCGATTGTTACAGATGATGCCTCAAGACCCTTAACGTACTTGTGGCCTGAGTCACCCATTGCTGTTACTTCGAGCTCATCGAATGAGCGATTGAGAACTGCTGAATTTACATGATCTGAGAGGTCGACAGAATTAACCTTGATGCCGACCTTGTTATTTAGAAATACTGCCATTTAGGTTATTCCTCGTCCTTCTTAGTAGTTGGTTTTGGTGCAGGTGTTACTGGTGGAAGCTGACCAATCTTGATTAGAAAGTCGGCTTGCTCCTTTGTCCAATCGTCCATCGATTAGCTCCATTCCGTTAGAGTGCTTACTGTAATGTCACAGGTAAGCAAATCGCCTTGGGCTACGCTCATAACGCTAGGCGCTGAGACTGCCCCGACATTGAGCTTAAGAGATGACGCTGCGAGCTTATTAAATACAGCTACGACCATCTGTTCAATGCCGTTGAGGTTGCCTTCGTTATCCAATAAGGGAACGATGACAGTAATCTTAAAGTTAGCCATTGGAGCGATAGTTGCCCATTGGTTATTGTTCGGCTCGATGTAAGGGTCAGCAGGTGTGACGATTACAGAGTTAGGTATTGGTGAAGCTGGCGGGAAAGCGTAGACAGAGTAAAGTGAATTATCTGTGAGTGCCGTTGCAATAGTGGTGCGAAGTGTGGTTATAGCTGTCATTAGCCCACCATAGAATTAGGGTCTAGGTATGGAGCAAGCAAGCCACGAACTCGAGCGATGAGCTGATTAGACATTGCATAGAAGGAGCCAATAGAGCCATCTGGCGCCATTCCGCTACCTGAGTTAGCCTGACGTGACTGCCAGATAGAAGTAGCCACCATGAGAGCAGCCTCTTGAATCGCTGGAACTGTTGCAGGGTCTAGGTATGTTCCCGCCGCTACTGTTCCGTAAGGGTTGACAGGATGGTAAGGCTTAGCTGTGATGTTGTTGCCTGTGATGGCATAAGTGATTGAATACTCGCCAACCTCAGTAAGAGTCTTGCTACCGTTATGGTGAGACTCATTACCTGTAATTACTACAGTCTGACCAACGTAAAAGGTGTCCTTAACATTGAAGTCAAAGTAGAGAGTTCCGGTTGTAGTTGTATTGCTATGTGCCACATTGAAAGAATTGTTGTTCCAAATGAAAGGGAGCAGAACATTGTCCGCAGCGTCGCATACCTCTTGAAGAGTTGCGTCTGCATAGAGAGAGCCGACACCGAGAGCTGCCTTAAGCTCTGTAACTGTTACTAGACTCATTCTCTATCCTTTCATAAGAGCTGGGAGCAGGAAGGGCACCTGCCCCCAGCCGTTCTAATGTGTCTCGACTATGCGAGGTTGAAGCGACGTACGCCAGCTCCACCCTTAAGGACGCCGATTGCGAGGTATCCGTAGAGTGCGATCTCAAGCTCACCTGAAGTGAGAACGTTGAGGCGAAGCTGTGTAGTTGGTGACTCCCAGACCTGAACTGAGCCAGGTGCTACGAGGAATGCAGACTCATCAATGATGCCAGATGTAGCAATGTTGTGGTCTACGATAAGTGATGTGCCAAGGACGGAACCAACGACAGATGTTGGAACAACTGCGCCAGATGCGTTCTGTGTCTGACCCTGAGCTGAGTAAAGTGCGCGACCTGTTGAGTCAGCGTATCCTGCGATAGCTGCCCACTGATCTGTAGATGCAACGAGCTTGTTAGCGTAATCGCCACCTGTTGCCTTGTATGCCTTAGCAGCTTCTACAGAGATGAAGCTCTGGAGTCCTGCCGCTGTAGCTGCAACGCCTGTTGCCTGTGTACCTGAAGCTGTGAACGCTGCGATAAGAGCTGCGTCTGTTGATGCCTCGTATGCCTTACGGAGTTCTGTCATAAGAAGCTCCATGAATGCAGGTGATGAGCGGTCAATGAGCTCCCATGAGATACGGTTCAAGCCAGCGAACTTATTCACTGTGATTGTGTCGTATGTAGAAGTCATGCCTGTCTCAGATGGAGCAGCGCCTTCGTCTGTGTCTGCAACTGTTGGAGCTGTACCAAGCTTAGGAATTGTGAATGACATTCCTGAATCTGGGAGAGCGTTACGAGTTACTGCCTCAAATGCTGGACGGCCTGTGAATGTTGTTGTCACGAACTCGTTCAAGTGCTGCGGGAGTGTGATTCCCGTGTTCGTAGCAGTGCTATCATCGGCGGCTAAAACTGTGCGACGAGCTGAATCGTCACCCATTGCTGCTTTGATAGATGCCTCAAGGTATTGAGCTGATGAGATTGGAGCTGTGCGCTCTTTTGTGTAGTGTGATGCTGCAACTGTTGGGCGAGCCGCTTCGACTGCTGCTGCTTCAACTGCTGGAGCTTCTACCGGTGTAGTGGTTTCTTCCACGACTGGCTCGCTTTCTGGTTGGTCTTGCTCAGCTGGAAGAACTTCTTCCGCTGCAATCTCTAGCACCTGAGCAGACTTGAATGCTGGCTCTGTTACGAGAGAAACTTCTTTTAGCTTTGCAGCTGTTACGACAGTATGACCGTCGCGTGATGGCTTTGATGCGATGATCTCTGCGCCGATTGAGAGGCCTGATACGAGACCTTCCTGCGCCATGACGAGAGCGTCGTTGCCGCCTGTTGAACGTGACAGCTTGAAAGTGGCGTAGATGCCATCTTCCTTAACTGTTGCAGCTGTCATGCGGCCTACAGGCTTCTTCATGTCATGCTGTGATAGGAGCTTAATCTTTGAGACGTCAGCAATGTCGATTGAACCTGCCTCGAATACAACGCCACCGAGATTAGTATTACCAACCTCGCCTGTTCCCATTGGCACGATTTTGCCAGAGATTTCGCGACGCTCTTCTGAGCACTCAATAGATGATGCTTCGATATATAGGGTTTCCATTACATTCCTTCGCTTCCGTTAGGAGTTAAGTCTGTCATCTCCATCGCTTGCTCTGTAGAGATAAGCTGGAGGGAAAGTAGCTTCTCAATTACCTGTAGCTCGACGAGAGGGTCGGACTTGAGGAATGTATCGAATACCGCAAAGCGCGTCTCGTGTCCAGCTGTGGAGACGTCATCCATGGAGAGTCTGCTCTGGATAGCTTGGATATAAGGCTCGATAGACAACGCGAAGAATTGCTTACGCTCATCCTGCACGTTAGCATAAGTCATCGTTGTATTCTGATCAGCTGAAAGATAATAAGCTGGCACGTTCATTGCGCGAGCAATCTGAGTGCTCAAGTTCTGGACTGCCTCGTTATACATCATCTCTTTAGGAGAGAATGCAACTGGAGAATAGTCAAGAGTAGAAGTCAGATAAGCTGTAGAATTATTCTGACGTGCTCGCTTCCATGCAGCGATGAGACCCTGTACCTCTTGAGCTGGCAAGTCTGCTCCGGAGTTCTTGAGGAAACCTGCTGGCTGAGGGTTAGCTGAGTTAACCGCTGCTGCACGTTCTACGTCAATCGCTGACTGAATTGTGCGACCAGCGCGATCTAATACGCCCTCGTCAAAGCCCTGAATAGTAACGATATCGTTCATTGGGATTGGAGATGCGTCTACATAATACTGAGTAACGTGAAGGCCGTAAGTGTCTGTTGTAAAGGTAACGCGAGTGTTAGCAATCCACTCGAAAGATGCAGGGCGTCCGTCCTCTGCGTAGCGCTCTGTCACTAGGAGATAAGAGACTCCGTAGAATAGGAGGCTGTCGACAATCCAGCTGATAGTAACGAAGGATGGCTGAGACTTAGAGAGCTGTGAAATCCAGCGAGGCGGTGCGATGACTTCGCCTGTTTTCTTATTGTAATACTCAAGAGGGATAGACGCGACTGTTCCGCAAATAAGGTTACGGGCGCGAGCTACAGATGGTACGGTCATTGCGTCATGACGTGAGACGCGTGGAATGATCGCGTTATAAAGGGCGGGTAAGTTCTCGCCCATAACTTGCGGGGCGTATTGCGCCTCTACGACTGTTGGCTTATTACGCGAGAAGATACCCATAGATGCTAATTATACACTACTCCGAGTAAATCATAGCAGACTGTTGAGGCTTTGAGAGTGTCGAAACAACCATCGCAGTTGCAATAGCTCCAGAGATATCGCCCGCTGATTTACGTTTAATGATTCTCCATGACGAGTCATTGGTCTTAGCAGCGCAGTTATTCATCTGTTGAATCCAACCCTCTTGCCCTGAGTGAACCATTCTCTTATTATCTAAAGCGTCTTTGAGGTCGGTACAGGCTTGGTAGAACTGAGCTCCTGAGATGTCTTGGACAACTTGCCCTGCGTTGGCGAGACGATCTGCGATTGACTGAGTGGCGTACCTATCGAAGCCAATAGAGCGAGGACGGTACTGGTCTGCCCATCCCTTAATGTCCGCTGCAATCTTGAGTTCATCTACAGAGACTTGGCTTTCCCATGTTTGAGCAAGGCCAATTCCAACTCGACCATCTGGGAGAATCTGGCCAATAACCAGAGACGCATTGCGACGAGATGGACTGACGTCGAAGGCGAATACTGTGTAAGCACCGACTGACAACGCCAGCTCAGAGTCAGAGCATTCTTCCAGAGAACCATTAGTCCATGGAGAAGATAGAGAATCAATCCATTGACAGAGGAGCTCCGTTCGGGTGTTCTCAATAGGGCTAGTTGCAACAGCTTCCTCAAGGGCTTCCTCCGTAATCGTATAACCGAGCGCAGGGTTAGCTTGAGCCCATCCTGAGCGATCTGTAACCTTGCAGTATTGTGGTGCTGAGTATTCGTAGAACCCGAAAGACTTAGGAGGGTTCTCTAGTGCTCGCTCTCGCATACCATTGAGTACGATAGAGAATGCGTCACCTGCATTAGATGTGAGCAGCGTCTGAGAGTTTGGTCGAGCTCTAGTAGTCGGTATCGCAGCTCGATAGCCCTCCTCATTGACCTCTCGCAACTCGTCGATGTACAGGAAGTCTGCTGTCCTTCCTCGAGAGCCGTCTCTAGTCGCTGCAACCACGTCGAGGCGTGTTCCATCGAGCATCTCAATCGACTCAGTTCCGTTTGCATATCTGATCTGTTTAACGAATCCCTTGAGGTGGTCATTACTCTCCAGTAGGTAAGCGACTTGTCGGAATGTGTCCAGCGCCATAGAGCGGTTCGAGGACATGATAAGGATGTTCTTAGAAGGCCATTTAATGAGGTGAGCCAATATGAGCATACGGGCTAGGTGAGTCTTGCCGTTCTGACGTGCGATGAGTAGCAGGTTAGTCTTACGAACCCAGCTGCCCTCCTTGTTCACCGTCAACATATCCTTGAGGACATGCTCCTGCCATGGCAATAGTGGCATCTGAATAATTTCACAGAGCTGTTTAACGTCATCGAGCTTTGACTCACCCTTAAGAGGGATGCTGGCAAGGCGTGGCTTCGTTGACCCCCTACGCGGTGTTTTTCTTTCAGCTGCCATCGGGTTAATTCTGGATTGGTTTGGTTGAGAATGGACTGTCTTGGACTATCTCCGACCGCATTGGGGAGAGATTG